TGAATACAGAACATTACATGGGCAACGAAGACAAAGAAAAATTAATGAAAGGCTGTAATCTCGGTGGTCGCCACCCCACTACTTGTTTCGAGTTACTTGTCAAACTCCACCAGATAATCCAATAACGGATGATTTATCACGCATGGAAAATCCACGATTCCCTCAACACACTTTTCAATTTCGGAAAATTGTTGGTTTGTAAAACCATACTGCAAGCACGCGCTTTTCATTACAGTATCCGTACAATCATGCATTTCCACGGCCAACAACTTATGTGTGACTCGTGCTTCTGAAACAACGCCAGATTTACGGGTGTGATGCAACAATTTCTGTGCAAGAGTGTTAAGAATCGGTAGGTAACTGAAATCACAGTACCGGGACAAAATAGTGCCCCGAAGCATCGTCATTTGGTCATCGGTAGAAACAGGTGGTCTGATGAACCAGCAAAGTTTAGCAATAGCACGACCAATCTTTGGTCCCAAGATATATCGATTTTCCTCCAAAGGCCAAAATCTTGATGAACAAAACTCAATCATATGCTCCTCCCCAGCCTTTACGAGCTTGGGTACAGCTTTCAATCCGAGTTGTCCAAATATATCTAGTTGCAGCTTGACTTCTTCACTGTGGTCCATACATACCAAATTGTCATCACCTAAAACAATCATGCGGTAATCAACCGCGCTCTTCGACAAAATAAAAGCATGAACTAAAGCATTGATGATTGAGTTGCCAACAGAAGTGTTTGGAGTTCCAGATCTACGGGATCCTCTGACCTTGAAAGTCACACCATGCGGAGTATGTGCCGGAGCATTTAAATTCTGATTCATGACTGCTATAACATTTGACGACATTCCCAATCTCTTATAGACTTGGGTCTCGAACTTCAACAATTCAACGTGAATCGAACCATCAAAACGTGAGAAATCGTTTTCCAAATATGAATTAGCAGCCTGAAACCAAGCTCCCACTTCCTCCCCAGTGTGACCACAACAATAATAAATATTATTAGTCTGGTTCCAAATCTGTTTGACTTTCTCTTGCATAGCCAAAACATGAGGGCCAACGATAACATTATACTCGTCACAACACCCTTGGATCATTCTGGGGTCCTTGTGTGTGACGACATCATAACTTGCAATCATTAACTTTTCTGTTTTAACAAAGGCTGAAAATCTAAACCTGTTAGCATACTCACTAATCCTGACTGGTAAGCGCGC